TTCTAACTGTTACCATTTTTTCCATATCATTCCACCATTGGGGGATAGTATTTTTTAATCTTTGTGCAGTCATATGGTGGGTGATTATTGTATTTTTTTCATAATCAACATTAAAATTTTTTTGTTGATAATGCAAACTAGTTAAGTATGGTTTTTTATTTTGTTTTGCAAAATCTATCATCCATTTTGTCATACTTAGACTTGCACTTTTTGGCTGTCTCAAATAACAAAAAAATTTACCAGGAGGAAATACTATACTAGTCATTGATTCTCATAACATATTGTTTGCCACCATAATGTAATTTTTCATAATATAAAGTCCAATTATATTTTGAGTGATTCGAAAAATACTCTAAGAGTTTTGAACTTTCCTCTCTACTAACCCATATATTTTTATATCCTAATTTTTTTGCATAGTATGTACTTTGTTCTAAAGTTTCCAAACCTCTTTTTAAATCATCATTATATGTTCCAAAATTATATGATCTATCTCTAGTATGTCTACTCATTATTCTAATTGATCCATTGTATTCAGGTCTTTCAATACCAGCAGAATAATATATAAGATGTTTGTCCCACCCCATTCTTGCAAATTTTGTGTATTCAAATAAAGGCCATTTAATATAATTGTCTTGATGTTTATGTCCTTTTGTTTTGTTAAATAATTTTTTTATTTCTTCAATATGTAATTCTATTGGGCACAATTTCCAAATCATCTTGTCCATCTAAACTAAACATTAATGCAATTCTTGAATTTTCACTATCATTTTTAACTGAATGAGCAAATCCCCCATTTATAAAATATGCTTTACCTTCTTCCAAAATATATTTTTCAATATTTTTTCTAACTTTAAATAAATTTTTAACTTTTTTATTCGAATATATTGGTATAATAATTCTTGTAGCATATGTTGGATCATAATCTGTGTGCCATGTTATTTCTTTTTTCGGAGCAAGTTTTGTAATTCTTATCCTCATAGCAGGAGATATAAATTGTTCTACTATATTTTCAAAATAACTACCAATATAATCTTGTGTCTTTTTATTGTATAATGTTTCTTCTCTACGTTTTATTCTTTCTTTTATATTATCAGTATATGGCATGGGATCGCCATTTAATTCTGTAAGATTTATTTGTTCAAAATTATCATAAACTTCACTTACAAGTTTTTTATGATTCATACATAAATGAGGATTTGCAGTTTGTACATCTATAAATTTTGAGCAAAATTTTAGATATTCTGTTTTTAATTTTGATAAATTTATTTTAATTTGTGGTAATTCTGCTATGGTAGGCAGTTGATATTTCTTCCGCAATGCTGACACGGCAAATGTTTCCTCTTTTAAATTTTTCAAATTTTGGATCATTGGTTGTTGCTAACCATACAACATCAGACGGTATTAAATTTAATTCCTTACATACCTCTTCTTGTATTGGCCTAAGAGTTTTATACACAATATCTATATCATATTTATTAATAAAATATTCGGCTACTGCTTGTGCATAATAATTATAATATTTTGCAGATCCTATTAGTAGTTCTAATTTTTTATCAGGTGTTTTACTAAAATACCATCCTGTTCTTATATTACGCAAACCAAAACATTTTGACAATGAGAAAAATACTTTTTGTACATTGTTATGTATATTAATTTTTTGAATTTTAGTCGATCCTACATATGCTATATCAAGAACATAATTATATACATTAGGTACTTCTTTAAAATTTCCATCTATAGATGATGGTGTTGTCAAATATGTTATGCCCATATTTTGATGCGGTACAGAAGGTGTTATCCATTGATAATCTCCATTGTGCATCCATATTCTATCTTCTTGCAACATCCAATAATTTAATCCCTCTGTAATACCATTTATTGGATAAACATATTCAAACCCTGACAAATCTATAACTGGACTTAACCATTCTTTTATATTTGTACTATTCCAATTATAATGTTTTACTTCTGTTAAATCTAATTCTATTTCCGGTAAGGGAAATAATGGAAATGTTCTAACTGCTTTTGATTTTTGTAATAATGAATCCAGCGATATCATATTTGTTCATTTTATATTTTGATGGATGATTGTGATGTTCTTCATGCCAACCTTCACTTGGAGCAAATAGATTAATCCACAATCTATTAGTTGGAGTTGGATTGTGACCAAAATAATTTAATATTCCAAATCCAATATAACTAATTAAAAATGGTGACAACCAAAAAATTACAAAGAAATTGAAATTAATTATCAATAGTATCAAACCTATTCCTAACCATATATATTTTCCATATTTGTGAGCAAATCTTAAATGGGGAGTTAATAATCCTTTGAAATATTTTTTTGGAATGTAATCAATAGTCCACAATGAAAATAAAGATTTTAATCCTATAAATTTTGGTGAATGTGGATCTTTTTTAGTATCTGAATATTCATGATGTAATCTATGAACTGCTGCCCAAGTAATTGGTGATCTTGCTCCACACATATAACCACATATTAAAAATATTATTTCCCAAGTATACGATACTTTAAATGTTTGGTGAGAAAAATATCGATGATATCCTATTGATAATCCAAATGTTGCTATGATGTGCCACCATAAAAATATTATTATAATATCAATCATTTATTAACTCTGAATATATTTTTTCTAACATTTTTTCATTTATTTCAAAATTATTTATCTTGTCCATGTCAAAAATATCATTTAAAAAATCGAATAAATTTATTGCAAAATATGTAGAATCTCTAATTGGTTTCATTTCAGGAAGTTCAAACCATCCTTCAGTATCCATAAATGCTTTTTTACCATGAAAATGACTACCATCTCCTGTTTTTGTTCCTGGTAAAAATATCCCAAAACAACAAAATAGATAATAAAATGATAAAATAAAATATTTGGGATTTATTTTATCAAATGGTAATATATGTATTTGATTTTCTAATGTTTTTATTTCATCAATTGCAATTTCGCCTTCTTTAGTATCTTTCATAAGAACAAAATTTCCATCAATTTCTTTACTATATTTTTTTAATATTTTTGTTTTTAACTTTTTATAATTTTCATAATGTATTTCATAATTTTTAAAAATTTTATAAAACATATTCATATGCTTTAATGTATTTAAATATACTTGCAATTTTGGTGTATTTTTAAATGGTATTATTTCTTGTTCAAAATATGTATGAGGATTATGGTTCATATTTGTTGAAAAAAATTCACCACAAAATAAAATTGATCTTGATGTATATTTTAAAATATATTCATAATGTTCCCAAATAAAATAATTGTAATTTATTTTACATTTGTTTGGATCTATTTTTGTTTCTTCTTTTTTCTTTACCATCCCAATTCTTTCATTTTAGTAGGATCTGCACAAGTAATCGTAGATTCACCAGTAACTTCTTTTACTGGTAATTCTTTGTTGTATCCTATCTTTTTTAAAAATGCTGTATTAGTAATTGGTCTTCCATGACCTATTTCATAAGTTTCACCACCAACACCCTTTTCAATTAATATTTTTATTGCTCTACATACATCATAAACATGGGTAAAATCTCTTTTATGATCTGTAATATAATTTAATTGATCATTTATTGCCATTCCATATAACATATCAGTCCTATAGTTTTGTTCACCCCAAACAGTAAAAAATCTCATAATTACTACATTATCTGGTGCCATGAGTTCACAAGCATATTTTGACATGGAATATGGACTTTGTAATTGTGAAACAGATGACGTGGAAGCAAATAATATTTTTGTATCTTTATAGTGATCAAAAATTCTTTTTGTTGTCTTTAGGTTGTTATCAAAATATGCTTTTGGATTTTTATGTGATGATCTAACACCAGTTGATGCAGCAAGATGTATTACACAATCAACAGGTGGTAGAGTTGATTTTAGCACATTATTTGGATAATCAATCCCGTAAATATGATAATCTTTTAAGTAGTTTATAAGATTTGACCCTATAAACCCCTTATCACCAGTAATCAATATTTCCATATATCTACCTTACTAAATAGTTACATATAATATATATTAACGCCTTAATATTAGGATATTTTATGTCAGCGACACAACCAGCTTCGAGAACTGAGTTAAAAGAATATTGCTTGAGAGCATTAGGAAAACCAGTTATACAAATAAATGTTGATGATGATCAGCTTGAGGATAGAATAGAAGAAAGTCTTCAAATGTTTCAAGAATATCATGTTGATGCAACAATCAAAACATATTTGAAACATCAGATAACTCAAGATGATATTGACAATGAATATATCACTTTAACAGAAGGAACAATTGGTGTATTGAATGTATTTCCATTTGGATCAGGTTCAGTAAACAATATGTTTGATGTTAGATACCAAATGCATTTAAATGATGTTTACAATTTAACAAAAACATCAATAGTTCCATATTATATGGTTCAACAACATTTAGGTGTATTACAAGAGATATTTAGTGGTAAACCAGGAATGAGATTTTCAAGACATCAAGATAGATTATATGTTGATGTTGATTGGTCTAAAGAATTTGTAGTAGGTGAACACTTAGTTGCTGAATGTATGCAATTAGTTGAACCAACAACATATACTGATGTATATAATGATATGTGGTTAAAAAAATATACTACAGAGTTGTTTAGACAACAATGGGGATACAATTTAATTAAATATCAAGGTGTTCAACTTCCAGGTGGCACAACATTAGATGGTAGAACAATACTGGATGAAGCTAAAGCAAATTTAGAAGTATTAGCAAATGATTTAGAAAACAAATATCAATTTCCAGTAGATTTCGCCGTAGGATAATATGCCAGTATCAACTTATTTTCAGCAATCAGATTATATAGCAGAACAAGAATTAATTGATGATTTAGTAGAAGAATCTATCAAAATACATGGAATAGACGTTAGTTATCTTCCTAGAACATTGGTAGCTACTGATCAACTTTATTCAGAAGACGTTGCTTCTAAATTTACAAAAGCACATTCAATAGAAATGTATGTTGAATCTATTGATGGTTTTGGTGGTGAAGGCGACATCATAGGTCAATTTGGTGTTGAGATAAGAGATCAATTAATTTTATCCGTTTCACAAAGAAGATGGATAGATTTAGAAATTAATGATAGAGTAAGACCATTTGAAGGAGATTTAATTTACTTTCCATTAAATGATAAACTTTTTGAAATTAGATTTGTTGAACATGAAAAAGTTTTTTATCAATTAGGAAACTTACCACTTTATACACTTACTTGTGAATTGTTTGAATATAGTCATGAGGACATTGATACTGGTGTTCCTCAAATTGATGACATTGAAAATGAATATAGTTATTCTATGGATCTTGTCTTTGATTCTGGTTCTGGAAATTTTCAAGTAGATGAAACTATTACAAATGGTGATACAACAGGTAAAGTACTATCATGGAATTATTCTACAAAAACTTTGAGAGTTGGTAATATTGTTGGTTCAATTATTACATCACAAAATGTTATTGGTCAAACAAGTGGTGCTAGTTGGACAATGGTTGCTGCACCAAGTACACTTGAAATCAATACGGATAGACAAGCAAATAATTACACTATACAAACTGAAAGTGATTCAATATTTGATTTTACTGATAAAGACCCATTTTCTGAAGGACAATATTAATGTTTGGAACAAGTACATATCATCAAACAATCAGAAAAATGGTTGTTGCTTTTGGAACCTTATTTAATGATATTTCTATAAAAAGAACAAATAGTTCAGGTCAAGTTATTGAGACATTGAAAGTTCCTGTTGCTTACGGACCAAAACAAAAATTTATGGTAAGAATAGGAAATCCAAATCTTACTGGTCCAGCGGTCATATTACCAAGAATTGGTTTTATGATGAGTCAAATTATGTATGATGGTACAAGAAAGTTGATAACAGTTGGACAAAATAAAGCAAATATAAATGGAACATTAAGATCACAATATAATCCAGTTCCTTATAATTTTGTTTTTGATTTAGCAATATTGGCAAAAAATGCAGAAGATGCTGCACAGATTGTTGAACAAATATTACCAAATTTTACTCCTGAATTTACAGTAACCATCAACATGGTTCCTTCTATGGATATTAAAACTGATGTACCAATTATATTAAATTCTGTAAATTATATGGATGCTTATGATGGTGATTTTGAGACAAGAAGATCATTGTCTTGGGATATGCAATTTACAATGAAAAGTTTCATGTATCCTGAAATTGAAGAGAATAAAAAAGTTATCAAAGATATTTCTATTACATTGTCTATTCCTGGTGGAAGTAATACTGAAGAAATAGGATCTTTTGATTATTTTAGACTAGAGGATAGTACACACTTTACTATAAATACTTTATTGAATGAAAGTGGTACAAAACTAACAACAGAAACAAGTGATAGTAATTTACAAATAATTGGATCTAATGAAACTATTGGAATAAGACCAGATCCATTAGATGCTACAGGTAATAATGATTTTGGATTTAGTTTGTCCATTAATGATGAAGAGGTTAAATGGATATAAAAGAAATGGTAGAAGATGTTTTGGTTGATGATCCAGTAAAAGATATTGTCAACCCAAAAGAATCTAGATTAAAAGTTATATCAGATGATGCTGATGTAAATACTGATTATACTTATGCTAGAGAAAACTATTATAATTTAATGGAAAAAGGACATGAAGCCCTTGATGAGCTATTGGAGATAGCGAAGTCAACTGAGCATGCAAGGCATTTTGAAGTCGCTTCTCAATTGATTAAAAATTTGGGAGACACTAATGAAAAATTAATGAATCTCCAAAAAACAAAAAAAGAAGTATTACAAAACAAAAATCAGCAAGGGCCAACTTCTGTAAATAATAATTTATATGTTGGTTCAACCTCTGATTTGTTAAAGATGCTCAAGAACAAGGAGAGTAAAGATGGATGATCTTTTTGGAACGGCGAATTTGTCTATGTTTGCAATTATATTATTTTCGTCATTTTTTGTATTTTTGTTTAATTATAGACATGATAATAAAGATAAGTATCAAGGAAATTGGTGGCTTATTGGTCTTGATTTGTTTATTAATATGGGTATGTCTGTTACAGGATATATTCTTATTATATTAGTATTTGATAATGTACCACAAGTACAAGCCTATGCTTCGTACAAATATCCTGTTGGATTCTTATTTGGGTTAACGTCAAATGTAAGCATTCCTATAATTCTTAAAATGTTTGCTGAGCAATTACAATCTAAATTAAAGAGTGCGTCGAAAGGTAAATAATGGCACAAGCAAAGAAGCAATCTGAGGGATCAATAAAAGCAACAGTAACTACAAATGGAGAAGAAAAAGTAGAGTTTGAACCCGTTAAAGCAATTGAGGAAGAAACTCTTGCATCTATAAAAGGACAAAAAACTTTTATTTTAGTTATTCTGGGACTTGTTGCGTATCTCATTTTTATGGTCATACCAGGATTAGATGAAAAAATAAGATGGGTAGAAAAAGATTTAAATACAGTATTGGTTCAAAGTGAAAGATATAAATTAGGTACAAGAGTTTTTGCAAAAGGAAATGCTTGTGCAGAATGTCATTTAGATCCAGATCATTTAATATCTGGTCTTCATGCAACTTATCCAAGTTTTGCAGATCTCAAAGGTTTTATGAAAGTTGGGCATCAAAGATATTATACTATGGCACAAGACATGCCTGATGCTGAATTAATGGAAATCTACAGAACATTAAAATGAAATCTTTATTTATTATTTTATTTTTTGCTTTATTATTAATCCCAACAGAAACAATAGGGCAAAAAATATTCGCTGATCCCAAGGGAAACATCAAAGTTTTTGATGATACCATAGAGGCATCAATACGCACAATTCAAGATGAAATTAATATGTTAGTAGAAAGGAGAGATGATCCTACTACTGATATAGGCGATAGATTATCATTACAAGCAAAGATTGATGATTTGGCAAAACAGAGAGAAGCGATGTTTTCTGGAATAATGCCAAGAGTTGAAGTGGTTCCTAAAAAAGAATATGATAATTTACAACAAGAAATTATAAGATTAAAGTCAGTTGAAAGTGAGCACATTGAAATGCTTCAAGGTAGTGAAGAAGATTATGAAGGTGGTGACGAATACAATCCACAATATGGAACTACAATACAAAAAATAAAAGAACGAGGATATGTAATTTGTGGTGTATATGATAATCAATGGGGATTTAGTGAAAGAACAGGTAGAACAGTAAGACCATCAGAAAATGAAATGTATCATATCTGGGAAGGATTTGATGCTGACATTTGTAAATCATTTGCTGTCGCATTATTTGGAGATAAAGAAAGAATTAGATTTGTTCCTATCACTGGTAGAACTAGATTTGAAAGATTGAAAGACGGAACTATTGATGTATTATCTGCGACAACCACATGGACATATACAAGAGATATTATTTATGGTATAGAATTTTTACCAACAACATTTTATGATGGGCAAGGTTTTATGGTTAGAAAAACACTTGGTGCAAAAAGTGCTAAAGACCTTGCTAGAGCAACAGTTTGTTATAGTATTGACACGACTGCGGAACAAAATATAAAAGACTTTTTTGAATTGTGGGATATGGAATATACACCAGTTGGTATTTATCCTGATGAAGATATTGTTGAATTGTATTTACAAGGTGAATGTGATATGTATGGTATTGATAGATCAGCATTGGCAGGAGACAGAACAAAATTTCCAGAACCAGAAAAACATATGATTTTACCAGAAGTAATTTCAAAAGAACCACTTGGGCCAGCAATAAGATATGGTGATCAATTGTGGTCAGATATTGCAAGATGGTCAGTTTATGTATTTTTTATTGCAGAAGAGTTGGGTATTACTTCTCAAAATATTGATATGTTTAAAGAAAATAAAGATCCTAAAATACAAAGATTTATGGGAGAGAGAGATGGTGATAAATTTCCACATCTTGGTGCAAAGTTAGGATTGAATGCTGATTGGGCATATCAAATTATAAAACAAATAGGTAATTACGAAGAAATTTACGAAAAATATCTTGGAACAGAAACTCCTATAAATTTGAAAAGAGGTTACAATAAGTTGTACACTCAAGGGGGTTTACTCTACGCTCCACCACTAAGATAATATTTAATGGCATATATTATAAAAAAATGGACTAAGGCCTCTGTGCAAGTTGTCTATTATATTCCAGATTATTTACATTTGGTGAATGAATTTATATGGCAAACAGAAGATCAACAACCAGATTATCCAAGGATAAATCAATTTTTAGATTATTGGGACAAACATATAGATGGACCGATAAAAGAGGTGTATATACATGATCAAGAAGATAGTAAAATTAGGGTTGTTGATAGGACTTTTAAGTTTAACTAATTGTAATGATGTTGAAAAGGAACAAAAAATAAATCTTGACTATTCTCATTCAACAAGATATAGTAGTAGAGAAATAGCAGTTAGGCATAATATTAAAGTCGAACCTAATATAGCAGATACAGATTTGGATTCTAATATGTCTGCGAGAGTAACAGTACCACTTGATGTCCAAATGACAGTAGATTATAAAAATTATACTACAACTTACCCAAATATACATTATGAATATGGATCTTCTAAACCTTTTACAATCACAACTCATAGCCCAGATTCCATCACTATTTCTATTTCTACTTCTATCAATCCTAATTATCCTATTGAAGAGACTGAAACGGTTGATAATGAAACGACTGAGTGTACGGAAAATTGTACAGTAGATAATGAAACAATTATTGACAATGTGACATATACAGACAATGCAACATGGAGCGATAATTTTACATATAACATTAAATCAACTCAAAATCAAAAAACTGTATGGGAAAACTTTTGGGACAATCTTTCGACAAGTGATAATTGGTCATATGTCTCAGTGGGACATATTAATGATGTAACTTTCTCTTGTGATAATAATTCAATTGTAACTCAAATTATAACACAAATACAAAATGATAATACAACAAATTGGAATACCATGTGTGATAATGTAACATGGGTCACAGGCGGTTGTGGTCAAGGAATAGAGTTGAAAGCAACAGTAGAAAATAACAAAACAGGAGATTGTCGATGTGCTTCAATTAGTGATAATACAACTACAATTAGACCAGGAATTAATAATAAAAATTGGGGTGGAGTGGGCAAATCATGCTCAGCTTCTTCACAATCATTAGAAGTAATATTGAAAAAATGAATTTTTTAAAAGCATTATTGGATTGGGAAAGGTGGATGACAGTTATATTTACCTTTGGTTATTTTTTGGGGTTGTTACCAATAATATTAGGATTTATTGGTTCATTTTATTTTCGGCCATGTCAATGGGGTTTGTGTTAAATGAGAGATCAATGGGATGTTCAAAATTTTAAAGCTCCTGATACTTTATTTGAAGATTTAGATAAAACTAATGAAGGAAAATCGTCTACTGCGGTAGATAATATTCTTCGTCTTAATCTTACAAATATTGTACAGATGTCATTAATGGCTGATACAAAAGCCAATATAATGATAACAGTTTCATCAATTGTTTTTTCTGTAACGGTTGCTAATATGGAACATGAACAAGTAGCAGTTCCACTATCTATACTAGGATTCTTTTCTACTATTGCATTATTATGTGCAATTGCTGTTATTATGCCGAGAACAGGTTATCCTAAAAAAGAAGGATCAAAAGAAATAGATAGAACTTCACCATTTTTTAATCCATTATTTTTTGGTCACTTTTCTTATATACCATTAGAAGAATTTAAAAAAGAATATGCTCAAAGATTAGAAAGAGATTCGAGAACTTATGATGCTATAGTTGGTGATATATATGGACTAGGTAGAGTATTAGCAACAAATAAATTTAAATGGTTAAGATATAGTTTTCAATCATTTCTTTGTGGTATTATTGGTGCTATAACTTCTTATATATTTTTAGATGGAATTAAATCTTTATATGATACAATTCGAGGAGAGTGGGCATTTACAGTTATGGGTTTTAATGAATTATTATGTATGTTATCAAATAGGTGTTAGAATAAATAATATAATAACACTAACAAAGGAATTTATGGAAAATAAGGCAGAGGATCGGGAGCATCGAAAAGGTGCTCCCGATCGGTTAATAGAAATAAGGAAGAATTGAATTATCTAAAAGGTGAAGAATTGCGTAAAGCAATAAGACTTTGGGAACTTCGGGGTGGAATGTGAAAAAATATCAATTTAAAAATTATATAATAGAATCAAATATTTCACACGCTTTGAAACCAAATGTGAAATCTGCTATTAAAGATGCAGGTGGTAAGATTTACCAAATTGGTGGAGCAGTGAGAGATGAAATGTTAGGTAAAGTATCTAAAGATTTGGATTTGTTAGTTGTTGGATTAGAACTTGATTCTTTATCAAAAATAATTTCACAATTTGGTAGAGTTGATGCAGTAGGTAAATCTTTTGGTATTTTAAAATTTACGCCAACTCATTTTGAAAAAGGTGATGAACCAATTGATATATCTGTTCCTAGAGTTGATGAAAAAAGTACAGGATCAGGTCATAAAGATTTTCAAGTAAAATTGGGAAAAGGTATAACTCTTCAACAAGATCAATTAAGAAGAGACTTTTGGATGAATGCTATTGCTAAAGATGTTGAAACTGGTGAAACACATGATATAGAGGGTAGAGGTCAATTTGATATTGAGAATAAACAAATAAGTGTAATTAATCCTAAAGCATTTGAAGAAGACCCGTTAAGAATGATGAGAGCAATGCAATTTGCTGCGAGATTTGACTTTAATTTAGAATCTAATACTGAAAGAGAAATTAAAAAACAAGCAAAAAATATAACAACTGTTTCTCCTGATAGATTCCAAGAAGAATTTATAAAAATGTTTACAAAATCTACTGTACCAAGTAAAGGTATTAAGTTGATGATTA